ATTCCCACCAATACGGCGGGAGTCGCTGACACAACGACATCAGCATCTGTGGCTAAGTCTACTACAGCCATATTGCAACCGACAGGATAGTTAGTAACTGCGTCATTGACTCTGTCGAGAGTTGTGGCTTGAGTTACTTTTAAATTTGAATTGCCATCCCCCTGCAAATCCCCTCTATCTCCATCATCAAGAGTTGGAGGAGTAGCGTTATATTTAAGCCCTACCTTAACTGGATTACCTGTGTCTGCTGCACCGGAGGCTACACCTTTTATCATACTCACCAATCCCTTAATAAGGGCTATCAGAGAAGCGGATTGAGTTGGGTCTGTGATGGTAGAGTCGGCTTTTGCACCAACGGCTGTATTAATATCCGTAAGTTTTCCGCTTTCTTGTGCTGGATCAATTGGAATATTATCGGTGTTTCCTTTAATGGATAATAGATTCCCACCCTCTAAAGCAGGAGTACTTACTATTTTATCCGTACCTGTTTTTATACCGGATAATGCAGTATCTAAGTTATCAGTTTTTGCTTTTATTAATGCGAGGGTTGCTTGAGTAGCTAATGCTGATCCATCTACGGTAAGTTCAGTGTCAGTACGAAGGTAGAATTTACCATCGACTTCACTTTTATATATAACGCCATTTATTTTATCAGTAATTGGTATTTCAGCCATATTAATTAATTTTAAAAAATAATTCTTTTAACTAATACTTTTACTGAAATCCTATAACTAATATTATTATAGTCTAATGATTTATCATAAATCAATAGGCTATTTATGCTGGTCTTTCAAATTCAGTCCCAGCAGGTTCTTTTGTTTCCTCTACTGGTTTATTTAATTTTGTCTCAACTGTTTTTTTATTCACCCATTTATCAGGATGAATAATTCTTGTATGAGATACTAATCCAGCTTTTGATTTAGCTTCTGCTCCGCAGTATTCACACTTAAAACCTTTTATTTTTTCTTGAGCAGTTTTAACTGTTTGTTCTGTTCTTTTGTTTAATTCACCTACGCCATCAACTATTGCGTATTCATTAGGATATGTATTTATTAAATACTTAGCCCAAATTAAAGACATTTTTGATTGAAAATTTATAAATATAGCCGAACGTGTAATTTCCCTTGGATCTTTTTCTCCTGTTAATGGATCAATAATATTGATAACTATAGGGACTGATTCATTATTAATTGTTTTACTTTGAACTATTACAATATCTTTCATAATTTTTCTCCTTACTTAACCTTTTTAAAGTATAACACTTTAATTAAGTAATTTGCAACTATCTAGCAAAAAACCTACCGCTAGTATATCTATTGGTAGGTTCATTGTCTTTTACTGTTTAAATTGTATTACTTTAAGCTGTTAATTAATCAATTTTTATATTCTGATAACAGAATACCTAAATTATTAATTATAACCTGCCATTGATTTAGATTGTTAAATCAACCTAGATTTTTTACACAGACAGTCCATTGAGGAACTCGCAATTCTAGAACAATGTTCCAAACCACAGTTTGCGTTTCCGCAAGATCTAAGGCTCTATAGACAGGTAGTCTATACATTGGTTCTGTTTGCGCTAGGGCTATTTCATCCATCGTTACGATGAATATATCAGTATTAGGAGTATTTGGACTGTTACTCGCTGTCAAGAACGGATCCAATACTATTTCAATTGGTCCCGCAAAGGACATAAATCGAGCTACATTGTAGCCAAATGTCATCCCAGCACTGGGATCGTTATACACGACCTTATTCGCCCATAGAGCTGCGAAATCTCTCAAGTCTTTTGCACCCATAAACATATGGGTTGGGCTTCCACCTTTATCCACAATCACCTGGATTGCGTTATCAACGTATGTTTGAGAAATTGCATTCCCAGACGCATTGATGGTGTTTTCTGCACCAGCATAATCAGCAATAAGTTTATACAAGCCAGTGAAATCATTCGGTGTTGATCCATCATGGTTTCCGTAGTAGATTTTTTTCTCTACGTCCTGAAGGATTTTACGCATGCCTTTTTCCAGATGAAGATTCATCAGGTCAAAGTAATCACTTGCCGCCCATTGTGCTAAATCGCAAACTTTTACGCTTGTGGCGTAGGTTTTGATTTGTGCAGAATAGCGAGTGATAGTTGCGTCATTTTCTAATGGCGTACCGCATTCTCCAACAGCAGTATCATTGCTGCCAAGAGCAGTAACCATATCCCACTCATGAGTTTTACCATTTGCTGCCACCTTTGGAACTCTGTCCAAGAAAGGAGTATTACGTTTTGTAATATCACCAATTTGGGTGTCCAAATGCTCCCTCTGTGCAAAAGCACCTGAGGTTGTGGTATAAATAGCGTCTTTCATAAGCATGTCAGCCGCTTCATCCACTCCTTGCCCAACTTTCGCTGATTTCTGCAACAGACTAGCAGCTTCAAGTAAAGCTTTTCTCATTTCATTGAGATTGTTTTTTTCCATACTTTTTTGTGCTTTTTTCAAGCATTATCTTTTACTATCCCTGAATTTTTTTAGAGTATTCGGCTCTAACCTTTTGAATCATAGCGAATAAGTTGGGACTGCCGTAATTATCCTTTCGGAGTTGAGCAATCTTCTCATCCCTTTCTTGTTTTAAGGTTTTGGAATCAATGACTTCTGCGTCATCATCCCCAACTCCTTTTTCAAGTTCTACGGTCTTTCGACCTGCTGGTTGATTCTCTAACTCTGAGATTCTCTTTGTAAGAGATTCATTAGTTTCGAGAATCTTTTTCATCTCTCCAGTTAATCCCTGGATAGATTTTAAAAGTTCAGCAGTCTCAGTAGTTTCTTTTTCAGTCTTTTCTGTAGATTCGATTTCGACTTTTTTAGTCTCATCCTCTACAGGAACTGTTGGTTCTACTGTTTTTTCGCTTTTACCTAACTCTTTATCCGATGACTCTTCAGATTTATCCACAGTGCATGCACCATTTTTTACATGACCCTCTGTTTTACCATCAGTCATAGTACATTTATCACCGTCTTTTAATTGAACCTCAGCATTTTCTTTTTCAGATAATTCAGATTTAACAGGTTTTTCTGTTATTTCATTATCTTTAGAATCTGCTTTAGTGGTTTCTTTAGACTCATTATCTGGTGTTACTGGTGTTTCAACCGTTTCGCCTTCGGACTTGGCTGCGGTATCGGCTTTTTTGGCCTCTTCAGTGTCCAGTGAGACATCTTTATTCATAGATTTAACCCTTTCTATCATTAACGTATCTACTAATTTTATTTGATCTATTGACAATATATTTAATCCTGCATACGTTAATTCTAATAGCAAATCTGCTTCTAAATTTTGAATTGTTCTTACAATATTTCTGGCTATTTCTCTTAATCTTTTCTCTTTCTTTGTTTCTATTATTTCACTTTCATTAATTTTAGATTCAGATTTTTCTGCTTCAATCTTTTTAACAAGAATTTCACTTGACTCTTGTATAGACTTTGCTATTGCTCCAATCCAAGTCTTTGGATTAGCTGGACTTGATGTTACAGCAATATGGTCTAGTTGAATGTTTTTATAATGTTTAACCCATTTGGTTTCAATTTCACCAGATTCTTCATTTTTAAATTCTTCTTTGACCATCTCATACTCTTTAACATAACCACCAATTGATAATCCTAGTTTCTTATTTAGATCAGTAAGGGCATAAAATAAATCATGTGCCTTACTCATATCATTAAGTTCAGACTCAATTAAGAGTCTATTATCTTCTGATACTTCTAGTTTGGAAATATCACCTAATTCACTTTGCCATGATGTATCATGTTCAGCATTTAATTTAATAATATGCTGGTGAAGTGAATCTGCCATTGATTTAATAGCAGATGGATCCATTCTATCTCCATGTAGGTCTAGGTCTGTAGATGATGCTACGCCTTCAACATATCTTTTCTCAATATCCTTTCCGTCAGCACCTTTTACAATAGCCGTTCTTGTTTTAAGAATTGGTAATGTAAATTTAAAATGCTGGAAAGTTTCTGTTTTTGTATCTTTTTCCATATTATAATTTGAATAATCTTTTATATTCTTTAGGGTCAAATATCTTAAAAGGTTTATAATCGAAACGACCCTTTTTGCCCGCACACCAGTCCTCTAGTTTCATGAAAGGAGGTAGTGATTTGCTATTAGTAGGACACCAAGCTATATCTTTATATGTCATTAATAGAAACTCATTGCCGTCTTTCTCGTTTACTTCCGTTACAAATCTCTTTTTAAAACTATATTTCTTTTTTGTAAAAGAACCTGTTAATGTTATTACTGAATGATACCCGCAATTATAGATAATAAACATTTACAAAAAAAAAGAGTTCTGTAAGTATATCCATATAACATGGTACTCTTACTAGAACTCTTAACTATTTACTCTAACTAAAACTATATATAAGTATATAAAGTTTATACTATGATTGTCAAGTGAGTAATTTACTATACTTTTTTTATAAATTTTCTATTAGTTGAATTACTATTTTTTGTTAATGTAACCTCTGACGATCCACAAACAGGACATTTTTTAATCATTGTCTTTACAAACTTATCTG